TGGTGTGGCAGGAACAAATGTATTTAAAACAAGCAAAGATTTGCCTGGTTGATATGAGAATACTTTTGTAGTTTCTCTAATTGCAGAGCAACCAGCAGTAGTTCCAATACCAATATTGATTAAACCTTGAGTTGTTGCAAATCCAACTGTAGAACCAGTGCCTACAATCAAACTTTCCCAAAGATTATTGTCTCTATACCTGTGAGAACTATCAAATAGAGTAAGAGGTTGAGATATTCTCATCCTCCCAAAAGCATCTCCCCCTACAGCCCCAGTACCAGCAACACCACAGTTACCGATGTTGCCGTATCTATCAGCACACATGAAAACTTCAAAGAGAGTTCTCTCTTGATTTAAATAATCTTGTTGATTTTTATTCCACTGAGCCATTATTCACCCCAAGTTAATCTTTCTGGTTGATATCTTTTTACGCCCGTTATTCTAAGAGTACTATTTGATGACACATTCGCTGGATAAATGTTATGAACAACTGCACCTGGATATTCACTCTGAATATCCTCACCAAGAGATTCTCTTGTTGGTGCGGATATGGAAGTTAAATCCATTCTGTATAGATTTCCTCTCCACATTACATCGGCGGTGTAACTTTCACCAACTTTTTGCAGTTCTGGTTGTGGAGATCCTACATTAAGAGTTCCATTGAAATCTCCTTGAATGGTAATGTTTTCTGATAGTTGATTTTTCATTAGTTGCACCTCCAACGGCGTAATGCTTTATTAATTCTTGAATCGGGATCTCTTGCAGTTTTTGCTGAAGTCAATTCAGACTTCATCCCTTTCATACGTCGGCAAAAGTTAGCACGACGCTTTGCTCTTTTTCCTTTTGGTTTCTTTTCAGTTACCGCAGTTTGTAGTTTTGAACCTGGATTCTCACGGCGATAAGCATCAACTGCTGCTTGACTTAAACCATCAGTCTTGTCTTGACGATTTACTTTTTGCCAATCTTCTTCAAATACCTTTTTTCCATATTTAGCACCAGCATCTTTAATTTTTTGAGATGTGCTTTTTTGAGATGTGCTTTTTTGTGCCAAGTGTTGACCAACTGGTTGACCTATTTTCCAACCACCTTTTTGTGGCCCATAAGCACTTTGCTCATTTAATCCAAAGTCTGATCTCCAATTAGAAAATTGTTCAAAATTTGTATCTAGCAAATTATTCAATCTTTTCTCTATAGATTTCATTTGTGTATTATCTTTAGTATTTTTTTTATTCAATAAATTATTTAATCTTCTCTCTACAGATCTTCTCTGTCTATTTTGCCTTGATCTCTCAATACTTTGAGTTCTTGTTGGGCGATAATGAAGTTTTTTATCTCCAGTGTCTAATACTGGTTCTCCTGCTCTTCTTGCTGCTTTATTTCCTTTACCCCTGTCGGTTTCTGGTCCATGAAAACCTTTTCTACCTCTACCACTTCTTTTAATATTAAAATCTTTTGCAGTATTATCTCCAGGTCCTAACGAAGATCTGCTTTGCGAAGCAGCTTCTTTAGGAGTTCCTCCCTTAGACAAAATATCTTGTCTTGCCCCATACTTTGTATTTAAAACTGATGCAGCATGTTTTTTATTTGCAACTTTGTCCGTTTGACCTGGTTTGTAAGATAAAACTCTTTTTTGTGCCTGATGCATAACCTCCTTTCTTCTTGATGGAGAAAGATTTTTTAATTTTAATGGCGGAAGAGATTTTCTAACTTGCGTTTTTCCTACTGCTTTAATTACTTTAGATGCTAACTTACTACCTAATCTAACTAGGTTTTCATCAAGAACTTCATTCTCTAAATCTAGTAATTTAAAATCTTCTCTCCAATTTGAATATTCAATTAAATCATCTCTTGATTCATAAGAATCTTCAATTTTTGTAACTTTTGGATAAATTCTTGCAGCTTTCTTTAATATTTCTACTTTACTTTTAGTAGATGATGGTATGCGGGAAGCATTTACCAATCTATCAAATTTATCATAAGGTCCTTCAATAGGTTTTACTTGCTCATCTACGAGATCATTGTCTTGGATATAGTGTGCAATTTGAAGAGAAGGTTTTTTGGGAATTCCATATTTTTCTCTAAATTTATCAAAACCTCCTGGTGGTTGAGTTGGTTGAGAAGGACCTTTTGGTTTATTATATGGTTCATATGGAGATCCACCTTCACCTTTTGCAGTGATAGTTTTTGATAATTTTTGCTCATTGTAAATACTCTCATTTTTCATCTCACCACTATCAACATAATCCGCAGCACTGTCAAGATAATCTGCTGCTTTAGTAATTTTTGATTGAACCCATGCTTCAATATTACCCTCACCTTTTCCCATTTTCTTTTTCAGTCTTTTTGCTGCATTAATAATTGTAGAAATTTCTGAACGTGCCATTGAGTACTCATGATCTTTTTCTTCATTTGCTGGATGGGGATCATTAGGATCATAAGCATCTGAACTTAAAGAAACTGGTGTAGAATATAAATCCCAGTACTTTGGTCCAAACTTACACTCACTACGAGTTTCTTCTTTTTTACATTTTGGGCAATATCTCTGAACTTCTACTTCTTCTGGAACACAATTTGGAACCATTTTTTTACCTTTCTTTTTCATACCTTCTTGTTTATAACCATCCCAACATGGATCTTCCTTCTTTTCAATAATTTTAATTGGATCTGGTTTTATTAAATCTATAGTTTCAATTTCAGTTGCCTTAAAATCATCTCTCCAGTTTGAAAAGTTATAGTCTTCTTTTTTATTTCCCCAATTGTCTGCGCCTACTTTCCTACACTTTACGAGTGCTCCAGAGGCATAAGCACTTGGCCAAATTTTATATCTACTTTTTACCTTGCGATAACATGCATCTTTTTCTTCTGACATTTTACTTTGAGATGCTTGTTGTTTGATACGAGCATTTTTTGCATCTCTAAGAGTTGCTTGTTTCTTCAAATCTGTTGCCAAATCTGTTGCAAGTTTCTCATATGCTGCTTGTGGTTTTGGCATATCAGTCATTAATGGATTGCTACTTTCAGTTGTAACCATCTTTGCTTTTCCTTCTCTGTTGGGATTTGGATCTTCTCTACGTTTTTTAGCAGATCTTTTATTTCTTTCCTTTTTACTCATATTTTTGCGATCATCAGGATCTCGACAAAATGGTTTTGTAGTTTGACCTGGTTGTTTAGCACATGGTTTTCCATCATATTTGCCACCTGTTTGAACCCAACCACCATCATCAAACCATTTTTTTAAATTATAATTTTTGGACTTCGCACCGATTCCATCTGTACCTTCTTTCACGTTCTTTTTACGTCCTTGGCAGTGAGCTCTCTGAGAAAACCCTTTAGGATTGTCGCAATCAATAGATTTTTTATACTTTTCTGACCAACCCATTAAACTATTAGTTTACTCTTTATTATTTAGAAAACCTTGCTTTAGTAATTTGGACAATTCTGCAGTAGATCCAACGAATAGTGCGTTATTGGTAACATTAGTTGTTTTTGGAGATTCTTCTGCAACATCCTTTAATTTTTTTTGCAAATCAATTAATTTATCAGTAGTATCTGCCACATTTTTTATCAATTGACCAGCGACTTCATATGCTCTTGGACTTCCCCCATCAATAGCAAGTTCCATGATTCCATCAATGGCCTCTTGTCCCTTTTCTATCAATGAATATAAATTTGCTCTAGTATATTCATAGTCTTTTTTAATGTCATTAGACTCTTGTAAACTAGGATTTACAATTTCAACACTAGGATTATTTTCTCCATCACTATGTACAATATTACTTGAGACATTTAATGACTTATCTATAGAATCATAATTTTTCATAAGATTAATTTATAATTATAAATCAATTTGTTGAGTTGGACTATATGATTTAGAGTCTCCAAAGTATTCAAAAGTTTCACTAAATCCAAAATCATCATCTGGATCGGCATCAATAGGATCTGGAGTGACGGTATATCTCATTTCACGTTTTGATACGTTTCTATCGGTTCCTGCATGAACATCCACTTGAACTTTACGAATTAATCCTTCTGTAGACTCTGATACAGGACCAAATAGGTACGTCTTTGCAGTAAATGAAAGGGTGTAAATCAAAGCTCTTCTAGTTGAAAAATCACCCTCATAATCATCTTGTAAAGAAATATTATCTAAAACTACTGGAATATCTCTTTTTTCCCCAATAGAGTCGACTAAGTCTACTGAAATAGTAAATCCAGGTTGAAAATTTGGTAAAATCTGTTCAATTATTTGTAGGGCATCATCATTTAGTTTACATAAAATACTTAATTCAAATCCAATGTTATATGGAACTGGTAGAAAAACTTTTTTTAAATTATTTCCTTCTAGTGCTTTAAAAGTTTGTGTTATTCCAGTTTTCCTGGTAGTATCATACTGTATGGTTGTCATCTCAAAAGACATTCTTGGCAAAGTTATTGCAACTGGTTTATTCAAATCTGCTTGTTGCTCTAAACGTGCTAAAAACTTTTGAGTTGGACCATATGTCAAAGGAACCCTCATTTCAGAATATACATCATCATCACCATCTTTATGTTGGATGTATATTTGATTAAACAAATTTCCAAAAGAAATAATAGTTTTTCTTATAATTTGGTGATAGTAATAAGTTCCTAGCATTAGTAATTACCGAATGGATTTGATTCTGAAAAATCTAGTATTTTAATTGCTTCACTTTCAAATTCATCATTTTGTTCATAATTATCTATCAATGTACCACTGGAAGATGACTTCATTGAATAAATTGCCGAAGAAGATGTTCCTACTATAATTTCTCCAGGAATAAACGATCCCGTTGTTATTCCTACTTTTAATATATAGGTATCTTTATTCCAGGTTTTGACTCTAGCTTTAGTATTTGAAGTTTGACCCTTAACAATTTCATTGAAGGTATACGTTCCAATACCTGTAATGAGTGGAGGATCTTGAACAGTTATTGTTGGTTGTGCAGTGTATCCTATTCCAGCATCAGAAATATAAACATTTGATATATTTCCACTTGGTGAAACTATAACTTTTCCTGTAGCAGTTATAGCAATTCCTGCACTAGGAGAAGAAAAAGTTATCACTGGAGATTTAGAATATCCGGATCCAGATGATGCTATAGATACACTTTGAATTCCATAGTAATCTTGAACTATTTCACAAGTTGCTGCAGCACCTACACCATTTCCACCAGTTATAGTTATTGTTGGGATAGTTGTATATCCAGCACCAGCGTTTGTAATTAAAATTTCTTTAATGGAACAAGATCCAGCTATGCACCTTGTTAGGGCAATTGCAGTTGCATTAGTTCCTCCAGATGGTGCAGAAGATATTGCTACAGTTGGAGTTTTTGTATAATTATAACCATCATTATTTAAATATATTTTTCTGATGTATCCTGTACTTATTGTTGGAGTTAAAGTAGGAGATTCTCCACTAGAAAATAAGTTCAAGGACGTTATATATCCTTGATTTTCTAAAACATTGTCTATTTCTGTTGTTGATTGGTTAGATTCATCCCATCCACCAACTTCATCTTCATATTCGAATAATTCACACTTTAGTTCATATACATAAGTCTTTCCCAATTGATAAAATGGTTGCTCATGCTCCACAAATTTAACTTCAAATAATCTTCTACCTAAAGGAAAATAAACTACATCTCCTTCTCTAGGTCTACTTACAACCTCTAACTCTCCACTGGTGTCGGTTGCCATAAAGGGAGAAATAAAATCATCAAAACGTTCTTTTGATATTATTAATGTTAGTTCATCTCTTAAACTCATTCCAAATTTAGTTAAAATATCACCAGCACCAGAATAACCATCATAATTTAAAACATAAGCTTCTATTGCATAATTATCGCCAAATTTAGAAGTAGTTACTTCTCTTATTATACTCTCTTTTCTAATAAATCTTCTTGGAATATAAAGAACTTCAACACCATACATTCTCAATTGCTCATTGATCAAGTCCTGAACAAGTCTTTGTTCAGATGGTGATCCGTTTAAAAAAAATGGATTTAATGCCATAATTAACCTATAAAATCATATGGTGGAAGTTCGTATTCTGTGGACATTCTTTGTTTTAAATCATCCAATTCTCTTTGAGCGTCTTCATAAAATTCTCTACCATTTAATTCTATTCCTCCGGGTAATTTAACACCTCTAAATTTAATAAGATTTTGACCCCATTGCTTCTTAATTAATGCAGTTAGATACTGCTTTAAAAAACTGTCATTATAAACTTTGGTAAAATCATTAGGATCTAATATACGATAACAATCTAATATTAAATAATTTCCAGCTCGTTGTTGACCCCAATCAACATCCAAATACAATCTATTTTGTCTTTTATTAAAACGAACTTGTTTGTCTGTAGTAAGTAAAAAGTCTATATCTTCCAAATATGATTTTACCATTGCATATTGGAGAAGTTCAACAGAGTTAAAGTAATAAAGATCATTTAAAAATAACTGATATTTTATACTAAACATTCCTCCAGAAATTGAACTAGTATCAAATTTAAATATCTTCTCTACACCAATTACAGAGTCTGGAACTTGTATATAATTTGAACTTTCATACCAATCGTAAGTGTTTCCAGATGAAGTACCTGTTGTTGTTACTATTCCAGGTCCATTTGGAATTTTTGCTTTTCCTCTATCAATATCGTTTTGTGTTATTTCATACTTTAAATACATTCTTTCGACACCATCAAAATGTCGTTCATTAAAATACTGAAGAGCATCATCAACTAAGTCATCTATTTGATCATCGTCAACATTAACTTCAAGAACTGGTGCTCCTAAGCGTCTTAAGCAATAATCTATTAATTGTTGTCTTGATGCTGGTTTAGACATAAGTTTTTACCTAGTTATTCCTTCTCTAACTAAAATCATACCTTCAATAACTTTAGAGACAACACCTTGTGGATTTGTTACAACTACATCGTACAAATACCTTCCGGGTTTAATAGATCCAGTTTGAATAGATGATAACCCAACACGTATTTGGCCAGTAGATGCATTTACAATGGTTGCCCCAAGCCCAACAAAAGAAGAACTTGAGGCATGTTTTCTCATTTGAGATCCAACTTGATAACCATCTAGATTCAAAGAGTCTGTATTTTGATCTCCCAAATAAAAAGTTTGAGAAAAATCAGAATATGTGTTTATTACTAAATTAGTTACATATACTGCTGCCATTTATTTCAAAAAATTTTATGCTGTAAAAGTATTTATATCTTTAGTTTTACGACAATTTAAAATTTTCAAGAGTTGCTATAACTTCTTGTTGCTTTAAATAGAGTTTGCAATATAACTTTGCAAACTCTTTTAGATCATCTTCTGGCAATTCATCTATAAGTCTAGATTGGCGTTCATATTCAAATAATTTATCAATACTAGTTAATTCAATTTTTTTGCTGTCCATTAATGATCTCCTTTAAAAGTAGTTTAATTTCACTCAATTCACTTTTTAAGTTTTGAACATCATTTTTAAGTTTTTCTCTATCTTTTTTTTGAGAAACGTAATTTACATACCCTTGTTGATCACAATTAATTATAGCACCAGTTTTATCATCACGATAGAGATTTTTATGTCCTTCTACTGGTATCATTATGCTAATGCAATTACTCTAAGATCTTTAAATTTAGGTGGAAGAGCTTCATTAGTTCCACTCATAACAATTTTAATAATAAATCCAGTAAAAGGATCTAAATTTTCAACACTATACTGATATTCTAAAAACTCATCAATTCCACTCGGTCTTACAAAAACATCAGACCTTCCGCTATTTTTAGAAGGATCCACTATTACATCACCTATTCCATCTCCATTAGTATCTATTAAGTTATCGTAACCAGGGAAAAGTTCATAAGTTTGATAAATTTCACTTGAGTCTTGTTTAATTGTTCTGTAAAGAACTCTAAAATCTGCACTTACATCTCGACAAGCAGTTAAAAATACTTTTAATGAAGTTGCTGGTTGTTTTAAGTTAATTTGATTAGATACATATGCTGCTGCATGTGGATCAGCACCAATTACTTTAACAGAAGGATTTGTTGAATAATCTGAAACTGGATTGTTTAATCTATTTCTTGAAAAAACAATAGATGCATTTTGTAAGTCAACTACTGGAGACAAATTAGTATCCTCAGTTTCTAAATTCATTTTCATAGTAAATGACTTATTTTTATATAAATCAGTTAAAAATTCAGTTTGATTTTCATCCGAACAAATTAATCTTGTAGAAGAAAGTTTGTTAACTTTATCAATTTCAACACTTTCATATCCTTTATCAATAAATGATACTTCGGAACCATTTGATCCCGCACTAGTTCCAGAAACAGTTCTTATTTCTGTTTTTATTTTTGATGTTGGACCGGGAGTAAGAGTTGCTATTTCTGGAATTATAGAATCAAATTGAATATTTGAAGATGCTGAGATATTATTTCCACCTGAAGATTTTTCAGATTTAAAGCTAAGTTGATTATCTCCAGATGGTCTTTCAGATCTATCAATCCTTAAATAATAGTCATCAGTAGTTTTTAAATACTCTAAATCATAACTATCTGACATATCATGAAGTTTATTTATTCTATGTAAAGATACTCCGTTTAATTCATATTTGTATATCAAGTCCCCAAAATTATGATTTCTAATTATAGACTGATCTATTCCTCTAGTTCCTATTCCCAAAGTTCCAGAACCAATATTATTATAGAATATTATTTCATTATTTACTATTGCATAACCTCTTGTTGTTGTTATACCTTCAAAAGTTGAGAATACTTCAGTGCTTGCTACAGAAATTGTAATAGATTCTGAAGTTATGTTTGATGTAAGAGTAGTTGGTATAGTATCTGGATTAATATTTGCCAATCTAACAACATTATTAGTTCCATGCATTCCATGATTATAATCTGTTATTTTAAAAACACTTCCATCGTATAATGAGTTATAAAGATTAGAATTGACAATTGTTGTACTTAAAGCAGAACCTCTAGTTTCACCGTTGTATATAACTAATCCCTGCCCAGAAGTAAACTGCTCTCCAATAACATTATTTAAGAATAATGTATCAATATTATCTATAGAATTAACTGATAATAATGCTCCAGATCCTTTTTCAACATCACTTGTAGTAATACCTAATACATTTCCTATTTCATGACCTTCTCCACCTTCAGTAACCGTTAATGAATCAAGAGTTCCACTAGAATTAAAGGAAACTGTAGCTCTAACTGTTGATCCATATCCTATAACTGGATATAATCCAACAGAATAAAAAGTTCCACTACTATATCCATATCCAACAGAGAGTGTGGTTAATCCAGAAATTGATACTTTTCCACCAACCCTTTCAATTATACCAACAGGTCCAGTAGAAGATCCTTCACTAACTTTAGTTCCAGGAATCAAAACAGAATTTAAAACTGTTGAACTTTGAATTCCTACTTTTAATTTTCTTGGAATAGTTCTAATAGCATTCTCAATTAGTTTATTTCCTGTAATATCATTTACTCCTACTTCTGGATTGAAGAAAAATACTGATCCACTAGTAGAAGTGAAATTACACTTATAAAGCTTGAACTTCATGTCCTCAAACTGGCTTGCAGTCCATACTGAACCATTTTGAGATTTAAATAAACTACCACCAATGTATTGTTTTGTCATTACAACACTCTCAACATCAGGTAAAAACTGTGAGTTTACAGTTTTTTCACCCATTCTTCCTACCCAAACAGTAAATTTATCTGAAGATGGTGCTGTTAAAACGAGAGCATATTCTTTATTTGGCTCCAAATAAACTGGAGATGGGAAAGTAACTCTGGTTGCTACTGAAGCATCATCCGAAGTTTCAATGTCATCTGGTAGTAGTGCGATTCTTGCATAATCTTGAATAATTCTAGTTGTTGGAGTTCCTAATTCAACTTCTCTAATATCAACAAACATTCTTTGCGTTTCATCTTTAGTAGCAAAGAATAAATCAACAGAACTTAAGAAAGCTCCACTTTCATCGACAGTAAATGTTTGTGCCAGTGGATCTTTTCCACCATGTCTTCTTGGTGGTGGATCAGGTTTTTTTGGTTTTGGTTGTTTTACTTGTACAACATTTACTACATTTACTACTTGTACAACATTTACTACAGTAGTATTACGAACAACTGAACCACCACCCGGCGCAGCGGCCGCTGCGCCGCCAGGGGCGCCACCACCAGATGGTGCATAATATGGTGGTGGCGGTGGTGGTGGTGGTGGTGGGGGAGGTCTACGAATAACAACAGTAGTTTGCCTTATCGTATCAACAGTTCCCGTTGTGCGATAAGTTGTTTCCCCACTACTAATTAATAAAGACCCTACTATTTCTTTTGCATCAGTTGGACTTGATGTTATTTTAACCGTTTTTGTTCCAGTAGTAAATCTAATTTGTGGTGGTGGATTTGTTAATGGATTTCTAAAGAAAATACATCCCCCAACATCCCCAAAAGTATCAGTGACTAATCTAACATTTGTTACTGTTGCCTGAGCTCCACTAGTTTTTCCAACCAGTAATGTACCAGATTTTATATAACCACCAAATTTAGTTAAAGAATCTTCTGCCAAAGAATTTGTATCAACATTTAAAATTGTTGATGCAGATGAATATGAAGAAGGTATTGAAATATCCCTATTATAAGGACTTGCGTTAAAAACTGAAGTTGGAGCATCAAATGGTCCTTGTTTATGATTTGGCTGAGCACATCTAAATGAGATTAATTTTTCTGGTCCATCAAAACCCTCCACGGTTTCACCAATAGAAAATGCTCCAGAAACCATTGAAATTTCTATTCCCTTCGGAATAAAATCTATGTTGGATGATCCGTCAAAAAACAAGTAGTATCTGGTTAAGGGTTTTAAACCTCCTGCAGAAAACGCAACATTTCTAGACCGAATATAATCATCAGATGCACTAGACTCTTTAATTTCTTCAACATATTGTCTGTCACTGTCACCTATTAAATTTCTAGTTCCGCCACTAACATAAACTGTTCTTATCCAACTATCAGTAAGTGGATTAAGATCTATTGATCCCCTCCAATCTATTATATTAAATGGATTAACATTTTCAACTCGTGTTGCAAATGCTTGTTCAATCCATCCAACTTCATTATAATTTAGGGTAATTAAATCTCCAGTTTTTCTTACATTAGAATCATACAGATTTAAATTTGCAGAAAAATCTGCAGTAGATTCATCAATACTTGAATTTAAACCTAATTCTGGTTTAAATGAGGCAAAATCTATCTGAGTCGTTAATACTTTAGTTTCTGGATCAATATCAAATCTAGAGTCTATATCTTGATAATTTCTTAAATTAGCAGTTTTAAAGTCATCAACAAAAAAACCAGATTTAAATCTACTTAAACCATCTGCATCTTGAATTTGAAGAGATTTAGTATCTAGTTCCAATAGAGATAAAGAAGTTAAAACTTCTAAATTTTCTATTCTATCTTCTAAATCTCCTATATCTCTCATACTGTATCTCTTATTATCAATGAGTTTAATTTTTATATCATTGACATTATAAAGATATGCTGGCATTTCTATAACAGCAATATCCATACTTTCATCATAATTAATTGGTTCCTTTGGAACTTCTGCAGAAATGCCAAGAGTATATGAAAATTCACCAAATTTATCCAATGATAATTTATCAATTCTAGGTAAATAATGCGAATATCCAATAGTTGTTAATTCTTTTGGTTTTAAAACAACAGTTGGATTATTTCCAGAATCTCCAAAATTTCTACTTTCAAAAGCAAAAGGAGATTGTGTAGTTGATGTAAACTCTTTTACTCTTGGTCTAAAATCTAAAATATCACAAAGTCTCATTCCATTTTGTAACAATGGAATTTGTTTCTCGTAATATTTTTCTTCATACGAATTTACCGTATAAAAATATCCATTGTCATTTGATGGCACAATATAGTGATCAAAAATAACTAATAATTTTCTGAAAGGGGGTGGAGTATTTTTCTTTCTAACTATTCGTGAATAATCATAATATTGATCTTTTTGTCCGCCATCCAAATAATATCTGGAAGTAATGTCTTGATAAAATCCTTGAGTAATTTGCTGAAGAGGAGAAGATAACGATGATTCTTCAAATAAAACTGTTTCTCCAACAATAAACTTATCTTGATTTAAATATACTATTTCTATTTCAGATGCAGAAAGTATAGAAATTATTTGTGCTCTTGCACCAGTAGATGATCCAATAATTTGTTCACCAACAATTGCATTAGAATTTAGTGAAAGATCTGAAATAAAAGTTAATTTATCTAAAATAGGATTTTCTATGTCTAAAGATTCATATACCTTAATAACTTTTGCAACATCTGGAACATTCAAAGATATTTCATTATCTTCAACTCTTAATCCATAATAATAAGATGTTGTTAAACCTGTAGTAGATGTAGATACGCCTGAGGAAGTTTTATCTACTATTATTTTTTTAGATCTAGAATATATTTTATTTTTATTTTTAGCACTTGATAATTTGACAGTCGAATCTAAAATAACATTACTTGATTGGTTAATTTTGAGACCTTTTATTGTGATTGTTGTATTACTATCATTAAACGTAATCTGATCACTTGTTAATGTTTCAAAAGTACTGTCTGAATATGAAACTGCATATTTATCTGATCCGTAAGGGACAAAAAATCCACTACTAATACCTGCTGATGATAAATTAAAAGAAAGAGATCCTACAGAATCAGTTGATAATTGAGTAAATTGTTTTTTAACTGTTAAATCAGAATCATTTAAATTTATTGAATAAATATTGGAATTTCCAATTGGTAAATATAAACCAGGATTTTCATTATCAGTTGTCTTTGGTATGCCAATGCTAAATGGAACAGTAATTGTTGATGTAGGTAATGTTCCTGTAGATACACCAGTAATGTTTGTGGTAGTTGATAATGTTAGTGTAAAACCATCGGAAGAAATATTAGAAATTCTATTAAATGTCTCTAAATTATCACCAGGTTTTCTGTATCTAATGATCGCATCACTTCTAATCCCAATAAAATTTTTACCAGAACAGGATGCTATACCTGCGGTATTAATCGTAAGTTGATCAGCAACTGAAAATGATGGCAAAATACTACTTGCTAAAACAGTATCTGCGACAAAATCTACATTAAATCCTAAAGAAGAATATATACTGCTGGTATCTTGGTAGACTGATTTAATATCACTTAAGTTATATGCTTGAATACTTTTTATAGATCTTACAAAATCATCAGATTCATTAATAGATATTTTTTCTCCATCAATAAAATTTCCTGAGGTCTGATTTAAAGTTAAAGACGTTCCAGATACTGAAACTACATATCCGGATGCTCCACTACTAAGACCTCTAATAAAAGAAGTTACTGGACATTGACCAGAATTCAATTCTTGGTTTATTATAATTTTAGTATACGTTTGAATATCAAATAAATTCAGATTCCACTCAGTCTTATTTCCCTCATATGGAGAATCGCTCAATTCAAAAGAATATACTCTAGCCTTACCAATTAAATCTCCAGTTCCTGATGAAGTAGAAGAACTTCTTCTATTATATAATTCTATAATATTTGTGTTATTGTCAACACCAATGTAAGGAATTCCCTTAACATTATTAACTTTCAAATAATTTCCCAAAACAAATGGAACTCGAACATTAGTAATTTCCTTCCCATCTCTTGGTTTTGGAACATCTAAAATAGTTACAGATTCTTTCTCTACATCAAATCCTCTAACGTAAGCTTTTCCTGGAGATACCTTTAAACATAATAAATCATCAGAAGGAGTAGAACCAGATTCTGTAGATTGATAATTATAATACAATCCGTCGTTTGATATTCCATCATTTAACGAATTAACAAAATTCAATTTAAATGATTCTATAGAATAATTGCCAGATTCTTCAAAAGTTCTTTTTGCAAAATAATCTCTAATTGTAGAATATTCTGTCTTTGATTCAATGATTTTAATATTTCCTTCATCAATTCTTAGTAACTCTACAAAGCTCTTATCATCAAAATCATCTATGTTTTTTTTGTCCAATTTAGTATATATTTTTAATCTATCTGCACCGGGTGCAGAAAAATTAGAAAATCCCCTAGCATTATCATAAAGAGAAGAATCATCTTTTGCCGATATAATTTCTTCTAAAATAGATAAACCAACTCTATATGACCCGACATTTGAGTATGGATCTAAAATAATAGTTTCACTATTAACATTTACAAAAGTTCCTCTAATAAAATATATCCCCTCAGATATAGAAGCAGAAGACCCAGTGAAACAAGCATCTGTTGGTATTACTCTGGCTATGCTACTACCAGAGAGTATTGTTGTATTTCCATAAGTTAAATCATCATCAATAATTAATTCTTCATCATTAATAAATGTTGCATATTGATTATCGTTTCCAGAATCCAAATATTTAACGAATAGAGTTAAGTAATCAATACCTTCAGATTCTGAAACTAGTAAATAATTTGTTACAATAGCTTTAATATTTGAACTTTTTCCTGTTATGTTATTTCCAACTAAAAACTCAGCATATACCGAAACATCTACTCCTAAATTCGTATCTTGTACTTTTACCGAATAATATCTATTATCAAAAGTTACGTGTCCTGGAACAACTACAGATCCTTCTTTAAATATATGACTTCCAAAATTTTTAATTTGATTTTGTAATATAGATTGTAATGTCGTTAATTCTCTAGATTGTACTGGAAATCCCGGTTTAAATAGTACTCTATAAAAGTTATTATTTTCATCAAAATCATCATAATAGGGATTTATGTTTAAATTAGTTTTTTGAGTCATTTTTTAAAATTCCAGGATAATTTTAATGTCTTCTTTTTGTCTAGAATTTCTAGTAATCGTTGGACGATTATCTAGATATATGATGTCCCCAGATCCTATATTTATTTCTGGTTTTGATAACCCATTTGTAAACTGGACACCGAGGTTTATAATTTTTGATCCTGAAGGATTAGTGCTAATTCCAGTAAAACCAGTGTCAATAGTTCCAGAAAATCCAAAGTTTGAAGTAACTGGATTTACTGTAGAAATAAAATCTAAAACTCTGGAAAAAGTTGATACTCCAACATAATCTGTTTGATCATATGTTGACTGATTAAAATATAATGAACGATCTCTAAAATATTTAACTACTTTAGTTTCACTATCATATGATGCCACATAACCATAAGCAAAAGCACCTCCACCTAAAGATTGTCTGATCGTGTCTCCAACAAATAAGGAACCAGAAGTTGATGAAAACTTAATACCATAAAGATTTGTAAACTGGACATCATTAAAAGTATTAGTAGATCCAATAGAGGTGGGATTTTTTATTATTCCAATTTGGCAAAACTTAGTATCTATAGGAAAATCTTTTGTCGAATCGTCAAATCTAGAATACATCAAAATTTTATCTGTTCCCAATTCCGTATATAGGTCATAACCATGACCTTTGGAGGGTGGAATTATTGGAATTAACTTTGCAAAATCGGAAGTTGCATTTTGATTTATTGGTCCTAAATCTACCACTCCATAAGTATATCCTTTCCCACCTGAAGAAACTGAAACATCTACTATTCTACTATTTTCAACTTGCAACACAACTTTTCCACCTGTCCCATCTCCTACTATATTTAATTCTTGATCTGTAGGATCCGAATATCCAAATCCTCGATTTTCTATATAAACTTTTTTTATTTGATTATTATTTACTGAAGAATCTCCATTCTCCCTAACTACAGATATCTGTGCATAATTTGTAGTATCCCAATTATTTGGTACGGAAATGTATTCTGTAGAATCAAATTTTATAATATCACTAGGAGCAACAGTAAATAAGTATTTCCATAAATAACCATCTCCACTTTCTCCCGCTTTGGATGGTTCTAAATCAGTAAAAAGTGGTTCATCTTGTGATGCATTTCCTGTAGTGTTAATTCCAGAAGAACCATTATCTATACAAATATAAACACTATAATTACTACTCATAACGTAGTAATTTGAATCATATAAACGAGTTGATTTAGTTACGGGTGAAGGGTTTGTAATATCATAATCGTGCCTATACATTTCATATCTAGTTCCTCTTGCCCAATCAATGCGTCTTATCAATCTTCTGCAATTATCTGAAGTAATTTTTTTACCACATATAATAGTATTTTTAACGTGATTTAAATTATTAAAACTATCAATTGGATTTGGAGTATTTGTATCCCAATCACCTTCTCTACCAAATCCAACTGCGGTTGGATTTGGTAAGCTCAAAAAAATATAAAAAGAATTGGCAGAAGTATCTCCTACAGAATCAATAAAATTGCTTGCATTTGATATTCTAAATTGGTCCGTAACAATGGCTGCCATATTAACAGAGTTTTTTATATATTTATACTAATTAATCAAACTTATCTCTCAATGATCCAGTATTTCTTAAACCATAATTTCTTCTCTGTATAACTGGGAATGTGCTCAATCCAGAATCAACAGTATATCCATCTAGAGAAATTGATATTGGTGAAGTTCTACTAAATCCATAAAGTCTACCCCAAGAAAATCTACCTATTGGATTTTCCGTACTTCCTGTTGATCCTATACCAGAAACGTTAGTTGATGAGTGAATATTTGTAGTTACAACTGCATTTGTTGAAGAATATGTTAGTGCATGGACATAATAGATGTTATCTAAATATGTTGTCCCAATACCAACAGAAGTAGAATCGTCAGAATCAATGGATGTTAATCCACTACCAATATTAGTTCCCGAAATTATCAAAGGATATCCAATACTAAGATTACCATAATTTCCATCAGAATTTAAATAGAATTTTAAAGCCAATGGATTTCCACCAGTCCCTAAAGACGTTGTTATTCCAGTTACAATTCCAGAAAAACCTTGAACTGAATTAATATCACTAATATTTTCCTTAATTAAATTTGGGGAATCTATAATTACTTGTGGTGGTGAATCTGATGTGTATCCAAACCCAGGATTAACTATAGAAATAGAAGAAGTAACTTGACCATTATCTACTAGTGCTGTTGCATAAGCAGTTGTTCCTATTCCAACTCCTATAGAAGTGGGAGCAGAAATTCTAATGTTAACTTGATTCTGAGTATATCCAGTACCATAATCTGTTATTGTAATATCAGATATAGTTCCTGCTATAGAAACAGTTGCAGTTGCAGCAGCAGCAACAACCTCCTGCTCACTTGATAGCACTAAGGCACCAAATGTCTGTATAGTAAGAAAATCATCTTCATAATTAAACAAACTAACATCATCAACAAATATTTCAGTATCATTATTATCAAAAGATTTTATAATTTTAGCAGTAGGATATACTTGAGACTCTAAACTATTTCTAGTTTTAAAAATATAATCTCCATTAACAACTCTATCAACTTTTTGTTTCGACCAAGTTATTGGTCTATAAGTCTCTTCATCAATTCCAGCACCAGAATAAAAATCAGTTTCTATGATATCAGATCCTGAAATAGAAAATACTCTTCTTGTATCTTGAGAATTGAGTCCAGATTTGTCAAAATAAACAGACTCAAGTTTAACAGTATCTCCTTTTTTAATCGTTTCTCTTGCAGTTACTGTAAGTGAATCTGTATCAGATCCTCTGTAGAAATAAATTGATATTTTATCTTCTGGTCCTGGTGCTTCAGTAAATGTAAATACTGATCCACCTTGGAAATTATAATTAATATTTGGATCTTGAATTACCCCATTAACAAATATTAACAGTACATAATTTAGATCAATTTCTGATGAATCTGCATTATTAACATCTATTTCAAAACTTAACAGACTTCCATTTTTATAAAGTGGAAACTGTCTTCTTATTCCATTTTGCAAGTTTTTTATATCATCAATATAGTCGAGTTCACCAAATTGCCATGATGAGAAAGAATCATAAAATACATCTAAAACTGTAAATTCACATTCACTTATTGGAGATGACAATCTTGAATCTGTTACCAACCCAACGGGTTTGACTACGTCACCAACGTTAAATCCATAACCAGATCTAGAAATTTTAAAGGAAGAAACTTCAAATAAAGTAGATCCAATTCCAACCGAAGATGGACTTGCTTCAACCTTTAATGTAAGTAGTAAACCAGTTCCTACATCAGTAGTTGCACCAATACCTGCTCTAGAAACTCCAACAACTGGTAAGTTCTCGTAAGAAGGATCAGGAACAATTGCAACAGGACTAGTATAGTTTAATCCACCATCAATAATATTAAACTTAGTTAGAGATCCACCTGCACCAACATTAGCGTTAACTATTGCACCATATCCAGTACCACTAAAGTCTGTTATTCCTATAGATACTAAACCTCTGTATCCAGATCCAAAAACAGTATTAACTCCCGTAGAAACATTAAAGTTAACAGATGTAATACTTCCACCAGTACCAGTTTGAATTGTAACCATAGAAGTATTGACGCCAACTAAAGGTGCGAAACCAAGACCATTAGTTGAACCTAAAGATACTATTATTCCTCCACGAGGAAGATTATTTTGATTTACGTCAGATAAACTTACAATTTTTTCGTCAGTATCTGGATCTTCTATACCACTAAAAACAACACTACTAATACCAGAATTTTCTATAAATTCATAATTATTATTTGTATTATTTTGTGTAGTTGGTGTTTGATAAACTTGATTTATTAACAAAATACCATCACCTACTCGTGTATTGGTAACATCCTGTCCATTTGATGACAAAGTGTATGTTCTTCCAATTCCAGTAAAGGAATATGAAATATCATCATATATTAAATTAGTTTCATAATCTTGACGCAAATATACACGTCCATTAAAAGATGTTTTTATTCTTCTTATGTTTGATAAATCAAAAGCACTTGCCCCAGCAGATCCTCTAGGAACACCACCAAAATAAATTGAATTTCCTTCAATATTATATGATCCAGAATATAATCTGGCAATACTTGAATCTTCATGTTCAGACTCTTCTGATCCAAAATAACCACGTTCAACATAAATTAATGCCGTGCTTCCTATTCCTGTTATTGGACCACTATTTGATGTGGCAAATCCAACAGAAATAATGCTCATATATTCATCATTAATTTTTATAGTATCTAAAGGTTTGATAGAAGATATACCAGAAAGAGAAATATAGCTAGAACCAATAGAAACTTTTCCACCAATATTACCATCTATCTGATAACTCAATGGAGTATATGCTAATGGACTTTGTAATATTCCATCTAAAGCAATAACTGTTTTTTCATTTTTCTTTGTCATTTCAAGTTGATGAGCGTTACCTTCTCCAGAATTAGTAAAGGTAACATATATACCAGAAAGAGCATCTTCTTTTCTAGTAGATAACCTCAATAAATCATTATTAACTTTTACAGCATAAACCGATGTGGGTAGTAATGTAGTCGTTAAACCTACTGAATAACTTCTCCTGTGTGTTGTTGCAGTAGAAACTTGCGAAACTGTGACCGCAGATACATTACGATTTATAAAATATGTTGAACCAATACCTATAGAAGTATTATTTTCTACAGTAATGGAATTAATTCCTATAGACGTAATTGTACCAAATCCAGATAATGATTTGTATGAAAATACAGAGTCGTTTAAACTTAATATTGTAGTATTTCCAACTCCAAGAATATAATTAGATCCATCGGTATTTCCGGTAAAGTAAATATAAGTTGATCCAACTCCAACTATAGTAGTAGAAGAATCTATTTCTTCACCTCTTAGCGATTGTCCGATTTCTATTCCTGTGGTATTGCCAACACCAGTTATAGTAGAAAATCCTACAATAAAGTCCCCTAAAAAGTCAACACCACCTATTAAAGAAGTTGGAATTCCAATTCTAGAAGTTCCTATTCCTAAGAATGTAGAATTTGGTGTATATTCTAATTCTTCTCCAGTGCTGAAGAAATGATCTTTAATTACGATGATACCAGTTTCTTTATTTACAACAGATGTATTTGATGGATTAAATACTTTTCTAAAAATAGGAACTCCATTATATCGCATATCAAAGAAATTTCTGTTAGCTCGTATTCCCTCAGATCCAGAAAATTCGGAAAGGGAGAAGTTTTGTTGAATGCTTCCATATCTTAAATTATTATAATCAGTAATGAAATCAAATTCTTGATAAAAAACTTCGTTTAATGATATTAATTCATAGGTGTCTGGAATGTCCGAATAGAAATTTAACACTAAATCATTTCCATCTACAACTGCCCCAAATGTTCCTATTCCAGTAGTACTTCCTATGGATAATATTGGATATTGTTTGGTATAAAAATATGCACCATCATTAACTAACATAACCTGATGCATTGCATTTGTACTTCCAGATCCAATTCTTACCAATGATTTGGATGATGAAATGTCAAACCTATTAAATCTTGCTACTTCGTTTACACTTGAAGACGTTAAAGAATAATTTGAAAATATCTTTGCAGTTCTTTCTGTATCAGGAATCTGTCCATCTTGAGAATATCTAAATGTTGCGATTCCATTTGAAGTATTTGCAAATCCAACAGTATTTGTGCGAACTAAAACTGGGTTGTCTGAGTCATTTACATAATTTAAGGTCAAAACATTAGATTCAATATATGAAGTAAATGATCCAATGTATGCTGATGAGAATGCAGTTTGAGATGTATCAAAGAAATATTCACTAAGAACTGGATTAGTGCCATCATGACTTAAATATAACTCAGCAAAAGTAGACTCTTTTGAAACAGAATCTATAATCTCAACTGACAAATGATGAGATTTTACATTATCAATATCTTCAGAAACTAGAGTTACCGTTGTACCAATGCCTACAGAACTAATAAATGATGTTAACTTAATTGATCCAAAATTATAAGTTGATATACCTGGTAAATTAGTCGTATAAGATGTCCTTAAAACTTTAATATCATAATCTTCTTTAACTGGATCTCTTGGCAAAAATCTTAAAACAGCAGTTTCACCAGAAAAATCACCATCAAACCTTCCTAACGAAGTATCCGTATTTGATAAATGAGTTTTTTCTAAAGTAAATATATTTTCAGAATCAGTTAATACTATTACTTCTGATATTTGAGTTTGATTAAGATAAATTGGACTTGGATTTGGATTTCTAATCTGAATTAAAAATCTAGAGTACCCTTCATTAGGATAAAATTCGGATATATCAACATATCCATTTCTAAGATCTTCTTTGTTTGAAAATCTGGTACTTATATCATCAACATTCAATACTCTGTTAGTTTTACATTGAATGTAATCTGTTAATCTTTTACTCTTAAATCTTATAAATTTAGAGATGTTTCCTGTAACATCATAATCAACGGCTAAATCATAATTATTAATATCATCAACTCTTTTTTCACTAACTACGTCAATCAAAGGTATTGATTGTGAGTCTAATGAATTAAGAGAAGTTCTAGATTCGGATACTATTTCTAAATCTGCAAAATTTTTCATTCCAGTTGTGTGTAAAAGATTATTAACTGGAGTTACCAATTCATTATACGAAATTGGACTTTTTATAGTGTACGATAAATTTTGATAATAATTATTATCAGGTAAAACCTGATAATCAGAATTTAAAAATCCAATATCAGAATCCCAACCAATTTCTTGATCGGAATAATAATCAATATTAAATCTTAATTTAAATTCATTAATATCAAAAATTGTTGCTTCCGAACCAGATATAAATCCTTTTATTTTTTGTCCTTTATAAAGGTTTGTTTCGCCATAAGTTTTTAACTTATTTTTATCATAATCTAAAATATAAAGATCTTTTTCAATATAGATATCAGATAATTCATCTTTAACGAGTAATTTTTCATTGTCTATAAATTTAGAATTTTCTTGAAAAATTTCAAATTGGGGATAGTTTTTATAATTTACTATTAGAGAATATGAAGATTGTTTGCTGACTGGTTGACCAGGATTAGTAGCAATCCCAACCAAACTATATTCTAAAACTGCAGGAATAGTATTTACATAATTAGTGACGGTAAAAAATTGATATCCATAATCTTTTGAATTAAATCCAGATCCCGGAACTGAAGAAATTCCTGTGATTCCTTCAACAAAAATTTTGTCACCAATAGAGAATGGAGGAGATACGAATCCACTTATCGGTGTTAATAATTCACACGTAACAGTTCCATTATCATATGAAATTGTATCAATTTTAATTCCGTTGCTATTATTTACCGCATATATTTCATGATCAATAGATTTTAAACCTTTTGGACTATCTAAAATATCAATACTTCTTATATTTGAATTTAATATGTTTACTCTAAAACTTCCTTTGTTTATAACTTCTCTAGTTTGCCTTTCAATTAAAATTAAATTTGGTGCTGAAGTATAATTTGATCCTCCAGTTATAACATCTACTTTATTAATATAGTCAAAATCTGTTAATGTTATAGATGGTGAAATGAATGCTTCTGGGCGAATTGTTTTATCTGATGGGAAATTATATGAAGGATCTACTATTTTAATCTTATTAATTTTTCCTACGTCTTTAGATTTTGGAATAACCACGGAATTTCTTCCATCCTCAGTATTGTATTCTTTGATGGATGGTATTTTTTTGTAACTAAATCCAGAAGAAGTTAAACGTAAATTATCTATCTTACCCTTAGCAGTTTTTGAGGTAGTAGTATATTTAATTTCTACATTATCTGAAGAATCATAAGATAATGATTCTGGAATTTGTTTTAGATTAATTGTAAAAGTAGTGTTTGCAAGACCTGAAATAATATAATCACTATTATATTTGCTATCAGTATAAGATATTAATAATGAATCAACAACTTCTAAATCGCTATTTATTTTTAAATTATTTTTTTCTAATGTATAAAAAATATTGTTTGGAGTATCATTAGTATATGATAAAGTAATCGTAGCATCTGAAGAAATTCCTACTGTTCCAACTCCACTAACAGAAGTCTGACCTGTACTGGCAATAGAAACAAATTCCCTATAAAAATTATTATCATAATAAAATTTCATTTCATATCCTTCTAGAGATGGATTAGAAACATTAAATACCAGATTATTTTCTCCAATAATATTGATTTTTGGAGATACTAATGAAAAATAATGTTCAGATCCACTATTATAAGATGATATTCCTACAAAATTTGGAGGATTGAATGACAGATCAATTGGAGTTTTAGTTAACTTTAGATTATCTTCATCAATTCTGTAAACAAAATAATTTCCAGTTGATAATCCACTCAAACAAAATTCACCTGAAGATGGCTCATAAAAAACTTTTTCTCCAGTTTTAAATCCATGATTAGATACTTCTATAGATTTGTCTTTAGAATCTACTGCAATTGAATTAAATCCTACTGGATTAATTAAAATTTGATTATGAAGTGAATCAAACTTAAGATATACTTCTTCAGAAGATCCTATTCCAAGTGATTTTTTTGGAGTAACCTTTAAAGATATTCTATCATTTACAGTAAGATCGTGATAAGTAGATACTGAAACTTGAGTTCTTAAATAATTTAGATTTCCAGTTACTGTTTCATAGTTGGATTGGAAATAATACTCATAATTATCTGATCCATAGTCTATAAAAAATACACCTTCGCTAGTAGTTGTTAATCCAACGGAAGTAACTATTCCTATGTAATCTTTTGATTTTCTAATAATGTAAACATCTTGAGTTGTTCCACTTTGAGGAATATTAAATAGACTTCCACCAGAAGTATTTGAAACTGAAAATGGATTTCCTGGAGATGGTATATGTATTGTTACTTTTTGATTAGTTTCAAAAGAATGATTTGGTAAGTATATACTTCTTGTAGGGACAGAAAGATTTTTTTCTAATTTTCCAACATTGTATGAAATTGAAGATGATATCCCAGATATAGTTCCAATACCTAAAGAATATTTTGGATTAAAGTATACTGGATTATTAATTATTGAATTAAATTTTGATGTTCTTAGATTTATTTCAAAAATTGGAGATTTTAATAAAACAGAATCTCCTCTTTCGTAATTATTTGTATTATATGACCTCTTGACTCTCAATACATTATCTTTCGGAAAAACGTTCAAAACTCTCATTTTTTCAGATTTTACCTGAATTGTGCTTCCAACCGAAACAAAATTAGGTATAATATTTAAATGAATATCAGTTACTATACCTGATATATTCGGATTGGAAGAAACATTGTCCGTAAGTATTTTTATTTCTGTGCTAATTCCTATTTTGAACGTATTGGTTAACCCTTCTACGTAAGTTGATAATCCACTAACTATTATTTCGGCATCATTTTCAAAATAATCTTCGGGAATAAATTTTCCAATAATAGTAGATGTATTTGACCATTGGAAAGATACATCTTCTCTTAAAATACTAGTTGTTTCTAATTTAACCACAGGGTTTCCTTCAATAGAAGAAACAACAGCCGAAGCACCTGATCCCATTGTATCTGAATTATCAAATACGATTTGATCATCAATCATATAATATTGACCACCATCAACAATGTCTAATGAATTTACACTACCTCTCTTAATACTTTCTACAATAGCAGAGTGCTTAAATTGATCTACATCTTGAGTAGAGTCCTCAATAAAATCATACTTTGCATATAAATCATTAACTTTATATGGAAAAGTATTTCTAATTAAATTTGAAGAGTTAAAATCAAATGATTGGTCTACATTTTGCTCGATTATTTTGGATCTATATTTTTCTCCAATAAAATATGGAAACTGACTTACTATTTGATTAGAAATATTAGTACCAATACCCGCAAAGTAAGCATATATTCCTTCTGGAAAATCTGGAGTTACGCAAAATCTTCCATTATTGTAATCTAGATCTCCAGAGTTATCAAAATAATAATCTTCGACAAAAAATCCTTCAGAAAATTGTGTTGGTCTATCTACAACTAGATTCTTATAAAGTTTATATCCTGAATTAATTATGGATATTTGAGAAGTTGTAGAATATGGATCCGAATATCCATAAGGACCATATATTGGATTTCCATCATATGCCCATCCAATTATAGGAGAATGTTTTTTACCATCATCACCAAAAAGAGAATTTGCAAGTGATGTTGAATACCCAACCCAAGAATACTGCAATCCATTTTCAGTATTAATCAGTAATTTATCACCAAATCTAAAATTATTATTAATAGTAAGACTTCTAACATCAACATCAAATATTGCACCAGATCCTCTTGTATCAATTTGAATGTAAGTTTTTTCTGGTGAGTATCCACTTCCGGATCTTATAATAATAACATCCGTCACTTTTCCATTTTCAACTACTGCTCTTAATTTTGCCCCAATACCATCACCAACTACAGTCAAATCTGGAGGTGAATTATATTCCTTGCCCCCATCTTGAACTAAAACATTTATAATGCTGCCATCAATTATGATGGGATTAAGTTGGCAATTTGAACCATTTTTTACGGAAATGTTTGGTTTGAGATGTAAATTCAAAATATCAGATCCATATCCAGATCCTGGATAATATAAGTAAACACCAGTTATACTTCCTTTTACTACAGGAGTAGTTTTAATTGAATTTATTAATTTTCTATCAGTTCCAACCCCTATAGGAAAATACTCTAAGGATACTTCAATTGGAGGATATTCAAATGTATGTTGTCCAGATCCACTATCAATAAAATCTAAATATTTTCTTCTTTGATAATCAAAACTCTTATTATAATTTTTTGTTTCCAAATCAAAATAATACTTGTTATTATTTGAACCTAAATCATGAATGAACAATCCACTATTGCTAGAATCAACTGGAACTGTTGATATACCAATATGATCCTTAGATTTCTTGATAACGTAAACAGATTGTTGTAAATTATCTCCGAATGGAAGGCTAAAATGAGAAGAATCTATTGCATTACTAACCAAAATTTGATTTGAGATAGAATCTTTACCAAAAATTATTTTTTGATTATCTTCAAAATTATGGTCTGGTATAAAAATTTGTTGAGATGGTGTGCTTGCTGAACCAACTGAAGTGTAAAAATTTAAATAAACTTTATCAGTTTTAGATAATCTAAATCTATCGTCATCAACTTTTAAAATATAGTATTGATTATAAGTTGTTAATCCAGATATTGGATTTCCTGATGATGAATAATTAATTAATTCACCATCTGAAAAATTATGATTTTTGAAAGTTATTACTGATAAATCAGTTTTAATTCCGGAAGGATTAACTATTAATTTTTTGTTTTGATAGTTAGATCCACCATCAATAACTTTGAGTTCTGTTAGAGTTGTTTTGCCTTCTAACAATCTAAACTTATGGAATCCCGCATTATTAATAGTTGTAAATCCAACAGTGTTAATACCAGAATTTAAATCTGTTAAATTTTCATATAACTTTATAGACGTATTATTTACTATTTCGGGATAGTAAACATCCCCATCTACCAAATACTTTAGTTGATTTAAATTTGATGCTTTATATGATCCTACACCTATGGCATTGTTTTTATTTGAATCATAGACTATTGGTTCACCTTTGACTAAATTATGATTAGAAACAAAAGAGATTGTCTCTTCATCAACATCTATACCACCACCAAAATCTAGATTTCTTGCATCAAAAATAATTTCTCTATATTTTGTATCTAAAACAGGTTGTAAAATTGATCCAGATCCATTCCCACCAACTATAGATGCAGACAAAACACCACGAATATCAAAGTCTTGAGGATCCACAACAACTTCCACTAAAGATCCGGTAACAACTGGTTGAACCAAAGCAGTTGATCCAATTCCAGATCTTGGAGAAGATATTTCTATTTTTGGTGGATTTAAAACATCATAATTACTTCCACCATTAAACAATCTAAATCTAGAAATAGGACCATAATAAACTTTATCATTACTTTTATAATTGTATATTTCTACACCATTTATTAACATTCCAATTGAACCAATATCAGTAAAATCACCGAAATCATAATCTTTATTAAATTTTTTAGTTAAATTAAACTTTCTTAGTAATTTTTGCGATTCAAAGTAACTATTTTTTTGACTGGATAGAATAAAAGTGTGTGTCCCACTATTTGCAGGTAATGTAGAAAACTCTAAAAAGTCATTAAATGCTATAAAAGATCTTGATATGTATAATCTTATTTGGTTCTTATTTTCCAAAACCTCAACATAATAATTTCCTTCAGATAAACCTGGAATAGGATTTTTTTCTGGAAAATAATATATCTCATCGCCAGTAATAAAAGGAACATTCTCAGCAAAAGACAATATTGAATATTGTAATGTATCAAAATCAAATCCTTGAACTCTACCAACAGAAGCATCTATCAAAGTTGCTGATGAAAGTTTATCAGTAATTTCTTGGGAAGGAAATGAATTAGAAGCAACATAAGCATACTCATCATTGTCATTGTACAAATTTTGAATATCAGAAACGACAGATTCGTTACCGTATTTAAAAGGAATTAAAGAAGCAGATGATTTATTGATTTTTCTTCTTATATCATATTCAAAACTTGAATTTGGGGAAAATTGTGAAATATTATTTAAAGTTAATTGTCTTAATTGTGGACTAACAGAAAAAACAATCGCACCTTCATGAGCAACAGTCTCAGAATTCCTAAACATAATATCAACTTTATCACCAACTTTAATGTTGGATTTATCAAAAAAACTTTTTAATTCAAAAGTGGAACCATTAATGTCTTCAATTTGAAATCTACAACTTGTATTGTAAATCCAAGAATTTGAAAAAATTTGTTTATATGTTTTATTATTTTCTGGATTATTAATAATTTCTCCAATATTTTTTAAATAAATTTTATCACCTTCAGATGATAACCCATTATCAGTAACAATGCTTAAATTATTAATGACTCCATTAACAATTAACTCTACTTTTTTGGTTATGTCTCCGTTCTCATACCCATAAATGGTTTTATTAGTTATAATATCTGTTTTTGATCTTATATCGGATGTAATACCAGAACATCCCAAAAATTGATTGATGGTTTTATTTTCATATTTTATAATATTACCATCACACAATAAAGTTCCACTATTATCAAATCCTATTGTAGAATCTACAGTAATTACACTGGCATTTGTAGATACATTTTCAATAATTTTTGTTTTCGGCGTAATTTTAAAAGATCCTGTAATTAATGATTTATTATCATATCCAATAAACAAGCTAAGTTTATAATAGTATTTACTAAAACGTTGGAATAATTCAACCTCAGAAACAGAACCAAATATAAATGGATTATCAACATCAAATATAGTTTGTCCAACTAAATTATTCGGATCTCCAGAAATTACCTCTACAATTAAAACTTCTCTTCTTAAGTATTCTGCTGAAGATGGTTTAATTAAAAATCTTTCTAAATCAATTACCTTAGGGTTAACTCCATATAATATTTGAAATAGTATTCGGTAAGAATCTTCTGTTCCTTTTGCCGCATAAAAATCTTTTGCATGTTTTATAAAAGATCCAACATTTAAATCAGTTATAAAATCATAGTCTTCAAGACCTGGAGTTAAAAGATACTTTAGTTTTCTATTAAATTCTTTTAAAAATAAAGAACTAAGATTCTTTACCGTAGATCCCTTAGTATGAGAAGTTGCTTCATTTTTTGAAAAAACTAGTTCTTCTTGATCATCTGAAGAATGATAAGATGTAATACCACTAAATCCCCGTACACAATTGATAAAAGTGTTTGTAGTAATTCCAGTATAAGTTATTATCTCATTATCAATTTGGAATAATCCATACTGCCTAGGAAATCCTTTGGTAGTAGTTACTACAATTGTTGAAGATGATTCTGTTATATTTTCTTCTAAAGAAGTACCACCATTTAAAACTTCTGGTGTTAGAACATCCAAACTCCGATAATTATCTAAATTTTCAACTATATCTACAGGACCACCTACAAATTCTTGAGAAATGTAATATTGTTTTAAAAATTCTGCTGCTTTTGGGCTTTCATCCAGTATAAATTCTGGAAGTTGATTTTCAATAATTTGATTTATTTTTACTCTTTGTTCAAATCCGGTATTAATCATTTTAACCCTTTTTTTAAAATTTATTTCTCTTAGTTGAAATGTATTATGAACGTATTAATTTTTCATCAGAATAGCTAGATGTAATTTGGAATCCAACTCCAGATATCTGTTCACCAGAAGAAATAGTATCTCTAATCATATTTATAGTGCTCTTTGAAACCTCAAAGACTAAGTATATGTCTTTTAATGCAATAACATCATTAGACTCTGGAAAAGCTTGAATTTCTATAACATTATTTTCTTTTTCTGTTCCTTCTATTCTAATTGTAGTTAATATAATTTCACCTTTAGTGTAATCAACAGTTCCTGCAGATTTGACAACTACTTTAGTCTCGTTTGTCTCACTAATCGGTTTAACTATTGATAATATACCTTTTCCACTGTCATCAAGTGTTCCATCAGGATTTTTATTAGGAATATCAGTTAAGTAAACTGTATCAGAGTCTCCAAAAACTGTAAAACCTGTGCTACGAATATTATATCCTTCTGGATTAATATGAAATTGATTCCCAAAGCATAATTCATACTGTGCAAATTCTCCAACCAATGCTCTCAGATTTCTCCTCATCTTTACTTTTGTAATATTTGAGGTTATAGAATAATCTGTATTATCTATTGTTTGAACCAATTTACTATATTTAAATCTACCACCAAAAGAATTTACACTTGAAGATTTTGAATAAGAATACAAAATATCAATAATTTTGGTCTTTAAATCTTGAACATTTGAAACTTGAGATGTATTGTAATATACAAAAGAATCAACTTCAACATATAAAATTTTAATATCAACTATTTGTTGATTAATTCCCGACAACGAATATGATTTTAATCCACTTAAAAGATTCCTCTTTTCAAAATCTGACAAAAAGTCTCCATTTACTGGCTTTACACTTATGAAAACGTTTCCAAATTGTGGTGGATCTAAATCTTCCCCACCAGTTACAAATACGGCTTCACTATTTGGATAAAGACTTTGTACAATTGCTTCATAATCTCTTGAAGTTACTGCTCTATACTGAGATGAGTATAATCTTGGTGCAAAGTATTTAATTGAATCGACTGGTTCAATATCACCACCATTAGATGCTCTAATATTAGTTACGACATCTATAGATGCTAATGGAATTACTGTAGCATTCAGAGAATTAACAAAATCTCCAGCAAAATTAAATTCAGAAGCACCATTTCCATCCTTTCCATCTGTTACAATATAACTAACGGTTATGACCGATCCGTTTTCTAATTTTTTACCAAATATCCCATCACCAAATATTATTTCATATTTCTCATCTTGAACTTCATGTAATAAGTATATTTCAGAAGTTCCTGTAATTTTTAAAATATTTTCTGCTCTTTGATATTCTCTTCCATCACCACTATCACTGGCACCCCTAACTCTAACTCTAATCGTTGATGTATCTATGAATGTGTTATCTAATATAAATTTTTGGTCAAGTGAACCATCAACGGTAAATATTTGCGTCAAATAAGTTCCTTGATAAATTTCAATATCACTATAATTTGCCGCCCCAGTTTCAGAATTGACAGTTGTTGTAATATTTTCTGGAGTGGAAAAAACAAAGGATGATGAAGAATTTCTACCAACACATACTAATCCCGATTTTAAGGTTAAAGATGAATTGGTGTTTGGAACTACGGTTGAAAATGATATTCTGGCCCTTGCACATTTTCTGGATCTTGGAGTATATCCAACCATTCGTGCCAAAGAAACAACATTTTCTCTAAGAGAGGCAGAATCTAAAAAAGTTTCATTAACAATTAAATTAGAGTTAAATGCTGTAATGTATGTGTTGTATGCAAGTATATCGATTAATACAGATAAATTAGATCCTTCAAAATCAAAATCAGTAAAATCTGAGTTCGAACGAATATAATCCTTTATGGATGTTTTTATCTGATCAAAGTCTAAATTTGTAAATTTTGTAAAAGGCATTTGATTACCTTGTTGCCTCTAGTAAAAAGTTAAATTCTTGGGTAGGAAAATCCTGTCCTTTAATATCAAAAATAACAGTCACTTCAAAGGTATTATCATCTGGACTAGGAAAAACTTCAACTATTATATTTTCAATCCTAGGTTCATAATTGTTTAATGTGGCAATAATTTGAGATTCTATGGAAGAAGCACTACCATAATCAACAAATTCAAATAGTGTAGATCTGACTCCAGTCCCTATCAAAGAATTAAAGAATCTTTCCGTAAACATTGTTTCGGTAAGATTTCTTACAGATCTTTTAATAGCATTTTCATTTCTAATAATTGGCAGATCTTTTGTGACAGGATGTGGTTCAAATGATAAACTAATGTCTTTAAATGACCTGGATATCTTTTTTATATCCATTTATCAAAGAAAAAATTCTGTATTATTTATATCTAGTTCCATGAAGATCCATAAGAAGGTTCGGTTCCATAGAACCAATCATCATAGTCTTCATCATTTCTTATTTTTTCGTGAAGCTCTTCTTGCTTCTTAAAATCATGCTTAGGTGCAGAATCGTGCATGATTTCTTGTATTACACGCGGTTTATTCTCTTTGTTTTCATAATAATCAGTTATTAGATGTGTTGTTCCCCACATCTGTCTCATATAGTTTGAATCTCTATCAACTGGTAAATTAGACATGTTTAGCTCCTGTTTTAATGAATAAAACAGAACTTTTATAAAGGAGGTTGCTATCTCCTTGTAACTATTTACCTATCTCTCAAGTTCTCGGATTGAATATGAATCAGAATCTAAGTATTTTAATATTTCAAGAGCAATTAGACGTGGATTTCCCTCTCCACATGTGTACACGTCCACTGCCAAACATCCATTTTCAGGCCAGGTATGGCAAGAAACATGACTTTCTGCAAGTGAAATTACGACAGTACATCCTTGAGGTATAAAACAATGCGAAAATACGTTTAAAATGGTCATTTTTGCTCGTTTAATACCACTGATCATGGCACTTTGAAGCGATTCTACATCATTAATCGCTTCAAAATCA